AAAACTTTTTAAAGCTGATTCTGTAGCATCGTTGTTATCCCCAGATAAATACATTTGACGTTTAAGTTCTTTGTACCAAAGGTCCATATCATCTTTAAAGGCTTTACTTTTCTCATAGATAACCTTTTCTGTTTCATAAAGCTTTCTTGCTCTGTCTGGTGGTAAGCCCCAAAGTAAACCTAGTCCTTCTGCTGTAGTAACTTCCTCAAGAATTACTTTACCTGAAGAGTTAACCATCTGCCCAGTCTTTAGTGCAAGCCTTGACTTGAAACCATTAGATAGACCAGAAGCCATAGATACTAAACCTTTTACTACGTCAAGTAGTTCTACAGGTTCATACTCAGGCATAGCACCAGAAAAAATAGCTATGTTCTTAATGGCGTTAGATATGCGAGGGTTGTTACCAAAAACAAGTTGGCCTGAAGGAGACTTAGTTACTAGACCACCAATACCTTCTTCTGTTACCCTAACAAATAAATCACCAAAACCTTGAGCACTAGTAGCTGATAAAGAGGTCCAATCTAACTCTGAGTAATCATCTGCTATAAGATTAAGCAAAGAGTTAAACATCATACCTTCTATACCATTTTTAATAGCCTCATTTAATACAGGGTCTTCTGGAAGTACATCTCCAAACCATTTATCAGCAGCCCAGTAAGCAGGAACTCCAAACATAACTGTATCAAAAGTTAGGGCTGAGGCTTTCTGTTTATTAGTTAACGCTCTGTTAAACAAAGTTTGTGTCATAGCTTTGTGTGGCACTTGTAAGAACTGCATAACAATACCAGCGGCATTTTGGTTGTATGGCATATCTCCTGCTTTAGTCATGTTGTACGTGTAGTTACGAGCTTGAGCATAAATGTTATCAAGAACTGCTGGGTCTGAGAGGTCATCTCCGTTTTTAATCGCCTGATTCCTAAATGACAACAAAGATGTAATTACGTTGTTACTTTCACCGAACTCAAAACCACCTTTTTGTGAAGCTCTTGATATCCTAGTTGCTACCTCTTTAACTTTACCTAAGACACCTTGTGATGCTTGATGTGTTATTTCAGTTAAAGAGTCGTTTAATAAGTTACTTCTTGTAATCATATCAAGTTGACCGCTATTTACAACAAATTTATGTAGCTCTGTGGACTCTCCTGTAAGCCTAGAGCCTTGCACTTCTGCCAAGTCTTTCATCATCTCAGTAAGGACGTACTCAGGGTTAATAGCAGCTAATCGAACCATCTGGTGACTCTGTACTAGTATCTGTCTTAGAGGGTTTAGCGCAAGATATAACTGGAAAGCTGTACCTTTAGCTGTACCTGTAACTCCTCGACCACTAGCCATCCATTCCATAACACGTTGACTCTTGCCATAGCCAGCATCTCCCATTATATTACCTATAGCCCTAAAGGTCCCTTTTATACTGTCGTCAAGGCTGTTAACATAACCTCCTTCCATATAGTTTATATACTCCCACGTAGTACGGGCATCAGCTATTTCTTTACTAGTTCCGCTTTTACCTGTACCTGTGGTTTGCAACTTTTCAATAGAACGAGGAAAAGTTTTAACTCCGTTTACTTCAGGTAAGAAATCTCCATATTGGTCTATAAACCTAGTCTTAGCTGTACTCAACCAATCACGCATAGGAACTTTAGCACCAATGCTCCTAGCAGAGCTTGTAAGGGCATCAATAGGGTCTTGCACTAGTGAGTTATCAAGTCCACTTGTAAAAGGCTGTGTGGGCTCCTGAAGGCGTTTACCACGAGCTCTCTGTGATATAAGACCTTGAGCCATCTGGATATCAAAATCATCATCAGCAGACATACGTTCGTTGTTCTTATTAGGACGGATATCTCCGTACTCTTTAAGAGTTTTATTCTCCGCTTTAGCCCACTTAGATAACATTAGTCTAGCTTCTACATTATCTCTAGCCATACCTACAGCTTGAGTGTATAGTTTTTCCCCGTTTTTACCTCTAACAATCTTATCAATAAATATCGGAGCGTCATAGTTAATCTCGTAGTAGCCTTTTCTGTACTCTAGTATTTGGTCTGTTTCACGTAAGCCCTTAGCATAACTTTTAGTGTTGTTTCTAACTAAAACATTTTCAACAGGAACTCCATCAACATCTATTACAGTTCTTGATTGACCTACATAACCCCCCTCATCATAAAGCTTACGCATCTCAGCTTTTGATAAATTATCAAGTTCCCCTGTTTCTGGGTTATATACGTTTTTATTATTGAACTCCATACTCTTCTTGCGTACTAGTAAGTTGTTATTGCCAACTCTTAGTGACTGATAACCTTGGCCCCTTAAGTTCTTTACAAGGTCAGCATTCTTTAACCAGTAAACAGTATCCCAAGTTTTACGCCACGAAGTAAGTGCCTTTATGGCCTCTGGAGTAAACCCCATCGAGTGCAACTGTACAGGAGTGTGTTCTAAACCCTCTAAGTTAGCTTTTTTAATATAGTCATCAACTTGAGACTTTTCTTCACTACTCATCTTTTTAAAAGTTTTAGTAAAGTCATCCCCTAAATCTGTTATACGTCTAGATATCAAAGCACCTTTATCTACTACAACGTTAGCACTCATTGTTAAAATTGGGTTTAACATAGAGTGTATATCAAGTAAGTGTCGAGAAAAAGAACCTGCCTTACCTACACCCACTAAAGCACCAACCCTATCCATAAAGTTATTTTTGACATCTAGCCCAGACCAATTAGATACATCATTAGGGTTAGTCTTAGTTGTATAGTTTACTTGTACAATGTAATCCCCTATGTCCTCAGTCCCTTCAGCCGCATCTGCTGCTTCTTTTTCCCAAGTGCCGTTATCTTTTTTAACGTAACCAGATGGTTCCCTCTTTAATACTACAACTTCTGAGTCACTAACCCCTCGACTTCTTAAAGCAAGCATAACCTGCTCTTTAGCCTCTTTAGCAGAACTCCAACCAGCTTCACCTGAAGTGTAAGCAGCTTTAATGTTTATAGTACCTCCAACAGAAGACACTTGAGTCATTGCATTTTGTATTTGAATACCCACAACATTCTGAAAGTCAGACGTTACAGATTTTACAGCAGAGGCTTTTTCTTCTGCGGTAAACTCTATCTGTCCACTTGTGTCTGCTTGTTTTAGTACCTCTTCATCCCCAACTGGTTTCTTAGGTCTTGCAGGAATAGGGTCTACAACACCAGAGGGAGTAGCAGGTTTTGGACCTATAAATTCTACAGCAACATCTTGTGGTGTGCTATCGAATAACTTCTCTGCGGCTATTGGGTCTTTCATAGACTCATCTGCCATCTTCCAACCCTTAATTGGGTTGAACTGTGCTGCAACTTTACCAACACTAGCTGCTGCTGAGGCTCCTGCAACAGTCTTACCTTTTAAGTCTAAAGCCCGAAATAAAGCTTTACTACGGACTGCGGTTTTACCGACCTTAAGTACGGTCCCTATAATAGGGATAGCAGTTAGTACGCCAGCAGCGTTATCTATCCATTGGTCTGTAGTAGAATACTCACCAAGCAGGTGTTTTTCAATAAACATCTTTTGTACAAACTGGTTATCCTTAGTAAAAATTATACCACTGTTGTCTTTTAAAACATTAAGCATAGCTTTGTCTATCTCTATTCTTGCTTCAAAAGGAAGAGATTTAAGTAACTCTTTTATTTCTATGTTAGAGTCACCTGCTAAAACTATATTAATTAAGTCTGCTGTTTTTCCAGACTTTGTTGTTTCAAGTAGTCCGTTAAGAACTTTTCTTGTGTGCACCCCCTCGGCAAAAGGAATCAACCAATACTCTAAAGCTTCTCCAATAGTTTCTATAGTTGATGTCTCAAGGTTTTCTAACCTAGAGTTAGCTAGTAGCTGTAGTTTTGATTGATACTCCCAATAAGGTTTTATAATCTTAGCACCTAAGCTACGTACTCTTTCGGCATCTTCTGTGGTATAACCACCGTCCTCTATAAGGTTACTCTCTATAAATAACTCTTGAGTAGAAGGTGGGGCTTCTTTAAGTTTACCAAACCCCTCAGCCATACCTAGTTTAGTTTGGTCATCAATATTTCTGTCTAATAAGTCCTCTACTAAAACGCCCTCAGAACTTTGAACGGCTTCCTCTTGAGCTTTTTTAGTACCTCCGTCTATAGTTTCAGAAATGCCAAAATTCTGTAACTCGTACATAGAATTCTCGTACTGCTCAACTCCACTCTCTTCATCTCCAGAAATAGCAATAGACATCAGAGCTTTGTTGTTATTGCTCTTTTGATTTGATGTGACTGCTGGTGGCTCTGGAGAAGAAAAATCTTGTATGTCCATTAATTTAGGTTTGTCAAAATCTTCTAAATTCATTTTATTGCCTTACTGTTTATTTGCACAACTATATAATACCAAAACCTTTGTTTCTTTGGTCTGAGCTTTTTGGGGTGTCAAAAATATCTACATCCACTTCTTTTACCTTAGCGGCTTTTTGTGTAAAGATGCTTTGTGCAACACCTGCTACAGCACCAATAGAATTTGTAATAAGCTGACTGTCAGCTAAGTCTTGTCTAACAGCACTTAAAGCGTTAGCTGTATTAGCTTGCCCTGTCATTGTAGCTAAATTACCTGAAAGCTGTGTGTTTAAACTACTCAGAGCTCCTGACTCACCTGAACTACCAGATGTACCCATAGCTTCTGAGGACTGCATAAGCCTAGCTCTAGCTACTCTTGCCTCTTTAACTTTACGCCTAGCGGAAGATACATCATTTATTTGTTGTTGTGCGTTTTGTATCTCATTCTGTTCTTCTTGAGCATCTGCTGCTTGTTTAGAGCCATATATTGTTGCTCCTGCTGATACTACTGCGGCTATTGTTGCTGCTATTGCGTAAGCTGGCATAAATCAAACTCCTCTTTAAAATCTTTATATTTAATTTCTTTAGTATTTATGACTAAATTTTTAAATGTTTCTTTGTGTATCATAGTAAGCTCCTTATCTGGGTAACATAGACTCCAGATTAAATCTAAATTTATATCTAGCTCTTTAAAAGGAATTATTAAGTCTGCGTAAACCTCAGCGTCTTTAAGAGCCTTTTCTAGCTTCACAACACATTGGCTTAAGTATTCTTTTTTATCCTCCCCAAATAGCTCACAGAGGCTCTTAAGAACCTCTGAAGAATCCCTTTTAATTATTATTAAAGGAACTCCTAGGTCCTTACTGTACTCCCTAGCTATTATTGGATTTGTGTCCACACTAATTCTATATTTGTGTGGGACAGAGTAAAAGACTTCGCTGGCATCTACACTAGTGCTAAACAGCCCATGTCCACAAAAAGAATCAGGTTGTTGCAAAAAAGCAGTTAGCCAGCTCGTCCTACTTCTAGGTAGACCTAAAATAAAAGAGTTATGCTTCATTAATTGTTATCTCTTGTTCCCAACCTAGTAGCTTACAGTTTTTTAAGGGCTCTGTTTTAATAAGAACACTTAGCGCCTTACCACTACCTCTGACTTTACTTTTAGATACAACTGTCTCAAAACCGTTATCAAATCCATCTGTGTTATCTTGTGGTATGTAGTGTCTTCTAAACCTGTATGCTTGGAACTCTTTACCTTGCTTATTTGAGTTATCGCTGTTAGACCAATCCCAAGAAGTTTTTACTAAACAACTAGAAGAGTTTATTGGCTCATAGTTTTCATCAAAGCCTTCTTCTGTCTTATTAAAGTGAAACGTTATGTATGGAGATTGTTTAGCTCTGTTACCTACACCACCAGTAAAGTGAGCTCCTTGCATAAATGCGTAAGCGTCTTCTCCAAAAGAGGTACTACCCCAATCTTTAAAGTCTGTGTTGTTATAAGAAGCAAAATAATACCTACTAACACTTGGGTTAATAACTAAATATTTAGTTTCTGTTTGTATATCTAGTTTAACACCTGTAGTTACAACAACATCTTCCCCGTCAACATCAACAACAACTCCGTCAACAGTTATGGGGTCAACAACTTTACCACCAACAAAAGGCGAAACCTCTATGCTGGCTCTTATTTTGACGGTTGAACTTGCTATCTTGTTGTAGTACCAAGCTTGAAATGATGGCTTATAGCACAACTCATTTTCATCCCCGTAGGTCCAACTTACTACATTAGAAAAAGCATCGTAAGTTCCAAAAGCTGTTTGGTGCTTTTCTATTTTGTTATAGAAAGACCTAATGGTTGTACCTGTTAAATCTCTAACCACAAAGAAACCTGTATCACCAGACTCACACAAATAGATGCCATCATAGGCCCAATACATTATGGACTCACCGATGTTAACTATGCTCTGTGGGGACACACAACCACGCTCTGAGACTTTTACTACTTGGTAGTTCTCTGCTGAGAAACCAAAATCACTACCACCTAATATTTGCCATACACCGTTTTCAGCAAAAACTAATAACGAGTTACTTACAGAGGTTAAACCAATGATGTTGTTGGCTTCTGAAATTCGGATAAGACCTCCGTCAGTAGCTACAATTTCACTGTCGTCTACAGATGTAGGGTCTGATATCTGATAACACTGACCTGCTTGATCTTTGTATTTAACTAGTTGAGAGAAAGCTACATAGTTATTTAATGTAGGTGAGCGGTCATCTCCGTCAACAACTTTACCACTAAACCCTGAATAGAAAACTCTACCAGCAAAGTTAGCTACTATAGAAGCGCTGTCTGGAGTTGTGTCTGTTTTAGGTAACACAACATTAGAAAACAATCCATCAGACAAGAAGTCAGTCCTTCCAGCTCCACGGCTAAACAAGTTAACAATTGCTTTTCCTTTAGGGGCTGAGTAGTTTCTTAATTCTCCCTCTAGCATAATTTCGGGTATGTAAGCTTTTACTTCATAGGGGTATCTAGTAACTGAAGCTACAACATATTCAGAGTACACATCAGAGTTGCTTGGGAAGAAATTGTTGAGTTCATAACAATACTGTACCGCTATTCTTTTTTCTTTACGAGCATCAGATTGGCTACCTGTAGTTTCTGCTTTAAAAGTCCAAGACCTTTCTTTGGGCCAACCTTGATTAGTTAAGTTGTACAAATGTACGTCTGAGATATTTGGTATGTCGCTACTGCTGACTCTACCACCGCCATCTACGGGGATAATACTTGTACTACCATCTCCACGAGGTCTGTAGGATAAATTATTACCTCTATCTATTCTTTTATTTGTTTGTGGGTCTATGTCCTCTAAACCAAAAAAATCTCTTACCTCAAGAGTAATCTCACCTAGAGTAAAAGTATTGGGGTTATCTGTATACTCAATACTTCTAATACTCCCACCAGTAGCTACAACTAACAAGGAGTTAGTTTGTGTTATACTGTAAGGCTTTGTTGTTTGTTCTGGAATGGGGTCAGTTGATGCAGTTAGTAGCACAACTCCCCCAAGCCTATTAGTTGAAAGCGCACCATCTATAGACTCAAAGAACTCTAAGTTGTTACCTATTTGGACTACAACTATATACAATCCTGGAAAATCACCAGTTAAATCCCAACGAAAAGTATTAACAGCAGCATCATATAGAGCTGTATCTTGTACCCCAATAGTCCTCTCTATACCACCTATCTCGTAATCCATACCAAAGCGTCTACTACGGACACCATCGTTATCTAAGGTAAAGTTCTGTTCGTCCCTAGTAGAACCCAAAGGTTGTATAAGAGGGTTGGCCTCTGTGATGAGCCCTTTGTTAAAGTTTACTAGTTGTAGATTTACTACTGGTCTTTTTGCCATCAGGTTTCACCTTTTCTTTATAGCCATCTATAAGTTTCATACACTCCCCGTTACTCATGTGAGCTCCTGAGAATGCCTCTGGTATCTTACCACCCCTACCTGAGGTTACAATGACCTTTAGGTTAGGGGACTTACTATAGCTCTTAATTATATAACCTTTGTATTCCATCTTTAATTATCCTGCCTAAACGTTGGGTCTTTCTGGGAGTCTCTACCTTTACCACGTCTACCGAACTTAGCGAACTGAATACCGCCTTTAGCTGACCAACTCTTACGAGATAACCAACGTGCTTGACGTTGTGCATTAGCTTCAGCTTTACCATTAGCTACTTGCTTAAGGACTATGAATGCTGTGCTCTTAGCTTCTTCTACTAGGTTAGAGAACGCTTCTGCTGGGAAGTCTGGTACAAAGCTGTCTTCCATAACCCATGTAGGTGTCATGTAAGCCTTGGCTTGAACTTTACTAGCTTGAAGTGTAGAGTCTACTGTGTTATCAAAGGAATCAAAAACTATGTCTTGGTCATTAAAAGAAGTCCAGTATCTAGGAGGATGTGAGTTGTCTATCAAGAGCTCCACTCCACCACCGTTATCTATTACTTCTATGTTCTCGTTATCACTGTTTCTGTTGTTAATTTTAAATAAGAACTCAACGGGGTCTAAGTAAGTCATCTCTTTGTAGACACGTTTAGTTTCGTCTTTCTTACTTACGTTGTAGTTTAAGAACTCAAGCTCTTTTATGTTTTCTGGCATACTTAAATGCGTAGGTCTTGCTAAAGTGCCACTATTAAATAGTTGTATAAGCTTGCTTAGGTGAGGCCAGTTACGTGTGGATATCAAGTTAATGTAAGAGCGCTTAACAATAGAGGCTATTTGCTCAGACTCTACTGTGTCAAATATACTGTTAACTTCATCTGTATCCATATCAGACATTATTTCTTGAACTATTTCAAGTAGTGTTATCTTCATATTATGTAAACCTTGATACGGTAACTGATGCTGTTGGTGAAGTACCCCAACCTGTTGTTGTCGGTACGCTTTCAAACAACCCTCCGTAGTTACCCCCTTCCCCACTATCTCTAATTAGTTGGTACGTTAAAGTTGTGTTTTGTGAAAGTATAGAAGTAAAACTGTCTACAAAAGGAATATAAGACTCATCTGAACTAACTAGGAAATGTACACTTTTTCCAATTTGAAATCCATTAATTAACCTTCTTAGGTATAAAGAAGCAACTCCAGAAGTGCCAGTCCTACCTATAGAAAAAGTAGTTTTAACTGTGTAAGACCCTGTAGTGTTAACTTGAATTCCCCCATCAGGGTTAACTTGAATTGGGCCAGTATAACCTCCACCTACACCGAACTCTACTTGCATTGCTGTGTCTAGTCCAGTTGGGCTTTGAGAGGCTGCTGTACTAAAGCTAGTTATTACATCTTGTACAGTCACAATAGTTGGTGGCTCAGACCAAAGTCCAGACCCAGCTCCATCTGAAATATATACTCTACCAGCCAAGGCTGTGTCAGCTCCCTTAGGCTCATGTACATTAACACCTGTGATATTCTTATGTTCTGCCATATTATTCTCCTTTGGGCAATAAAAAAGGGGCAAGGATTATCTCCAAGCCCCTTAGGTATTATACTAGACTACAGAAGCAGCAGTAAACTCATATTCTACGATTATTGAACCAGCAGTAGGACCAGTAACAGTTAAGTCACCACCTAAAGGGATTGCAACGTTGTTAGCAACTACACCAGTAGCTCCTGAGACATCAACTGCACCAACAGTAGCAGCGGAAACTGCACCAGTAGCAAAGCCAGTTTTTAAATCAGTAACAATTGCACCAGCAGGGACTTTAACTTTCTTTGGTAAAAGGTCTCCATCGAAGTTAATAATTGCTTCATAGGTTAAGCCAGAGGTCTTTTTAACACCCTCAAAACCACCGACCTTACGTGCGCCATATTGCGCTGATACACCACGAAGAGGTGTTGTTTCAAAACTCATAATTTATTCCTTATACTGCTGTTGCAGAAGTAATGTAGATAGCTAATGTATCTAGACGTTGAGCACCAATGCCCCAACGAGCGCGTGTAACAAACTCATCACGAGCAAAGTCTTTGTTACGTTCACCTTCAACGGAAGGCATCTGACGCCATGTAGCCATCATAGGCTTAGTGTTGTCATCTAAGATTGACATGAATACGTTAGCTACCGCACCAGTTAAGTTAGTAGTACCATCTGAGAAAGTACCTTTGGCTAAACGGTTAGAGGTAATTAAGTTCCAGCCATACAAGTTCATAAGGAACTGATGATCACGGTCAAAACCATTCTCTAAAATCTTAGCACCAAACTCCGATACATCGTGAGTAATAGTAGTTAAGTTATCTAAAGTAGCGGCTAACACTGGGTCAATTGAAGCTACACGACCAGCATAAGGAACGTTGGCTTTATCAAAAGCTAGCTTAAGAGAAACTAGATCTGAGAGCTGGATACGACCACTGGCTTCAGTAGATGCTAAACGATGTGAAAAACCAGCAATGGCGTTAGCGTTAGCATTAGTTTGAGCTGCTTCACATACTTCATAGAAACGAGTCTCGAAGTTCTCTTGGATAGCACGAGTAGATTCTTGTGAACGAGCAGCCATAAGTGCTTCAACTTGTGAACCATCTTGACGTAGCTTGTCGGTTACGTACCAAGCATCACCGATGTAATCAGTAATTACTAGTTGTACTTCACCAGATTCAATCGGACTGTAGTTAATAGCTGTGTCTTCAGAAACTTCCTGAATAGTAGCTGAACCAATTGTTTTAATGTTTAATGTTTCGCCTGAACCAAAATCACCGACATCACGGTACCACATGCTAGGCATTAAGCCATCATGTAGGTTGGTTAAGATAAAGCTTGAATACTGTTCTGCTTCAATAAAAGCTGTAGTATTAGTTGTTAATTGCATGTTATATACCTATTTTATTTTAATGTTGAACGCCATATTTAGCGTATACTGCTGCTTTGTGCCTAGCCATTTCGCCTTGCAAGTCTCTAGTAGAGGCCCCTGCCATGACAGATTTTTCTGCTCTGTCAACCTTACCGTTTGGTTTAGGTTTTTCAAAGCTATGGTTTACACTCTGTGAGCCCCTCGTCATTGAGGGTTCTTGTGCTATATCACCAAAGAAAGATAGAACTGCTTTAGGGCTGGTAGCCGCTAAGTGGTTAAATGCTTCTTGAGTCATACCTAGTTCTTTTGCCTTACCATAAAACTCTTTTTCCGCTTCAGTGCCAAACTTACCTGCTAATGCTGAGGTCACGGACTGTGTGTTTGATTCACGGGTGGATTGAGCTTTGTTCTGGTTAAGAGCTTCTTGAACTAGTTTTGCCACATCCTGCTCACCGTAAGATTCACGAGTCTGGTTAGACCCCTCGTCTTTGGGTGCAGTAAGCTTTTCTACAATAGAAGTTAAATCATCTAGTTTAGCTTGTTGACTCCTGAATTTTTCTAACTCTTGAGACATACTATTCTTTTCGTCTTTCAAGGTTGGGATATATTCTTGTGAGTGTTTCAATGCTTCAAGTGCTGATTCAACTGAACTGTATTTGCGCTCTCCACTATCGTTCTTAATATTATTTAACAGGTCATCAAATGAGTTATTAACGCTAGTGTCACCAGCTTGGCTATCTGGCTTAGTTTCTTGTGTTTCTTCTTTTTCAAATATAGACATTGTTTTCCTTTAACTATTGGGTAATAGTATTTTATTAGACGCTTTCTTTTAAAGAAGAAGGAAAGCTTTATTCTTTGTTACTAATATTTTTAAATGTTATACTTAATTATACCAGTATTTTTAGGTTTTGTGTCACATTTTTATGAAATTAATTCAATTATTTCTATTAACGCTCTTTCGTAACCATTTTTGTCTGCTTGTTTGTATGCCCAAGAGGGATTATCGAACTCCTCTAAGGATATACTTTTAGCTTTCCTGTTCTTAATTTTGTTCTTAATTAAATGTTTTAACCTTTCCCTAAGGATAGGACTACTCCTAAAGTAATCCTCCATTTGTTTCTTAGCGTCTGGCTCTAAACCACTACACCAACTATTCTTCATTAGCAAGACCTACTTCAGCTTCTACAGCTAAATCTTCCTGAGCTTGGTTAACCATACTCTGAGTCTCTTGTTGTTCCTGTATAGCAACGTTAGGTTTAAATAGGTCGTACCTATCAAGCCCTAAGAGGTTCTCTACAACTTCAGCCATCTTCTTACTGGATGTATGAGGTGCAACCATTTGACCTATAGGAGAGCTGTACAGTTGAGTTAAGTTCTGCATTAACTGTGCTTGCGCAGCAAAGTGTCTAGCACCTACTGGTCTAATAACTCCGTTAGCTTGTAGATCTTCTTTAGTAATACTTTGGAACTCTACAACACCAGAGTCAGTATCCACAGAGCGTACTACATCAACTACCTGCATGTTACGTACTGATACCTCTAACATAGAGTTCAGTAGTGGTTCTAAAAGCTCAGTTTCAAAAGAGGTAATCTTCTCTTGAAATATACGACCTGCTGCGTTCTGTAGTTGCTGTACTTCAAAGGCTGTTTTCTCACCTGCGGTACGGATACCCATAGCTTCACTGGGAGCACCTGCAAAGGACTCCATACGCCTCTCTAAGCCCGCAATATCATTATCTGCTGTAATGACCGCACCTAGGTTTTTACCTAGCTCAGTTACGCCTCCACCCTCATCTATGTGTATCTCTGAGTTCGGCCCGTAGTTAAACTCTTCTACTTCACCAGATATTACTATAGGTGGGTTAATAGCTAAATCTAAAGCATCAGCACTAGCGTTCTCTAGGTGGTCTATTCGGTACTGCATACCAACTAAGTTCTCTAGTGGACCCATAGCCCATAAGTTATCAGGACGTAACCTCCAACCAACGTGATGGATAGGAGCTGTCTTTAACCAACTAGGCATCTTGACTTTACGTAGTAACATAGAACGATCAGCAATAGTTACAACCATGTTACGTTCTAGTTCACCCGTAGCTGTGTTGTGTAAATCACCCCAGAACTCTAAAATCTCTACATAGCTAGACTCGTAGTATTCTTTCATGTTACCAAAGCCATCTGCTTGGAACCCAGCAGCTTTATCCCAATCTTCGATAGAGTACCCACCGTCTTTAGACAAAGCAGATAGTTCTTTACGTTTAGCTAGGATGTCCTGCAAGTACTGGTTATCAGGCATGTCTTTTGCCATAACCTTTAGTTCACCTAAGGTTACAATAGACCGTACAATCTTCCAACTAGACTCGAACTCATCTGCAAGAGGGTTAAACACTATATCTAGTGGGCTAATACGTCTTGCCTTAGGTCCAATGAACTGTGCGACTACATCAGCACCTTCTTCAGCTATTTGGGATTGAAACTCCGCAGTTACAAAGGCATTACCGTAGTCTATGTAATCGTATAGCAACTTAGAAGTTTCTTTTCTAAATTTACCACCACGTATTTTGTTACTCATGTAGTTAGTGATTACACTAGCTTTAGATATCTTAGCTGCATCACTACTGTGGGCTTCCCACTTCATCCAGTTGTCATTAGGAAACAAAGCACTTAAATAGTTAGAGTGCAAGTTGTCTCGAATCTGACATAGCTTTGGTAGAGTAGTTGTATTACTCCAAGGTAGTGTTGAGTTCGTAGTGGTTGTTGTGTCTGTAGCAAAAATGTAATCCCGTTGCTCTTTCCACAAGTCAATACGTGTTCTCATCTGATCTTTATACCTAGTCCACATCTCAGCGATATGGCTGGACTCTTTATCTCCAGTTAATACTTTTCTTATTTCAGCAACAGAATTTGCCATTATACGCCTCCAAAGCGATTTCTTATATTGACTACGTTAGAAAAAAGTTCTTCCCTGTTACGTAGTGACTTAGGTTTAATTGCTATTTCAACAGCAGAAGCTAAAGCATCTTTAACGTCATCGTGTGGTGGCCTAGAAAGAACAAGCTCCTCCTCCAAGATTTCAGTGTACCCACCTTTAAAGTGGAGTATGTCTTGGTTCTCATATCTATGCTCTAAAGCAGCAGCAATACGTTCTTCTTTACGCCCCTCATGTCGAGAAGGTCTATGTTCATCAATAGAGAGCCTCAGACCCTCCTCTCGTATCCTATCTTTTAAATCCCTAGCAATCACCGCCTGAGCTACTGTAACCTCAGCCCTGAGCTTCTTAAAGCTCCATTTAGAATGTAGTTCAGATATAGACTTAAAGTAAGCATTAATCTTATCAGTTTTAAACCTATCTATGTCTAGCACTAAGATTCTATTCTCAGAGTCAGCCCCTATAACAACAACAGCAGTGTAATCCGCTTTCTTGTTCAAAGAGAATGCAAAATCTATAGAAGCATAGACGTTTAGCTTACTGCCTTTGTAGTACCACTTGCCACCCTCTTCTTTTAAGTGCCTGCGGTCCCCGTACACAAATCTATCTCTGCTAATACGGTTAGAGCCCTTGTCATTTGGGTCGTTGTAATACTGTGCATAGAACTGGGATTTATCTGAATACTCTGCTTTAATACGAGCAAGTATAGCAGGGTCAAACCCAAAAGCTTTACCATCTGACCTCACTGCACGAGGCCAAGAGAACAACATATCTTCTTCTACCTTGTACTCTTTTACTTCCCAAACAGGGGAGAAACCAACAACATTAAAGTCCTCATCGAACTCTTCAAACTTCTGGTCCCTCCATACTTGGTATATATCGGATGGGTGGTAGCGTGTACCACAGGCCATAGTAAATCCACCAGCATTACGTATTGATGTGAATTGAGATGACTTCCTACTGACACTTTCTCGTCCATCTTCAGTATAAGCATTCTCTGGTACTACCAAATCGTCTGCTACAACTACATCAGCGTGCCAACCAGTTGTGTTGGTAGTAAGACCTGCTGTAGCTATAGTAGCATCACGTATGCCCTCTTTACGCCTTCTCTCGTGGTCAACGCTCATCTTGCGCTGGGACCATCTTTCACGTTTACCTTCCTGCGGATTGATATACTCTGGGAAGAACCTGCGGTACACACTACTAGCCATGATATTTTGCACAGCAAATAGCTGAGTTTCAGCTAGCTCTGCCGTAGCAGATACATACAAGATTGTTATCTCTGGATGCCTTGTAATCATCCATGCACACCATGTAGCTACCATGTGACTCTTTAAGTGAGCACGAGGTAGCATTATGAGTTTGTTTGCGCTTAAGGTGGCTCCTTGGCCGTACAACGAGTATTCCTGCATCCACTTGAATATATCCATGTGAAGCTGGCCGTACACATAACCTTTGTTTACTAGTTGAGCAAAAGTACGGAGGTCTGTTATTGCTAACTCCCTCATCTCCTTTGCTTCCTTGGGCATGTTTCTAAGCTTAACCTTAGCTTCTTCTAACCAAGTCTTGCTCATATCAACTCCTATTTAACCATACGTAGTATGTCAGCACCGAAGTCCTCAGACTCTCTGGTCTGTTTCTTGAGCTCACTTTCTACATCTTCTTTACTAGGCCTGCCAGCCTTAGACTTCTCCCAACCTGTGTCAGCTAACCACTTAGCAGCTTGGAATGTGCCACCCTCAGTGGCTATCTGTATGGCTAAGGAAACACCTTTAGCTGTTAGCTTTATGTTGAGCTCGTCTTTCCACTCGTCTAAATGTTTAGCTAAAAGCTTGTTACCACGTAAGCGCTTCCAGTGATTCCAACCACCTAGGTGCTGCGACACCTTGTACTCGGTTGGGTCATCTGACTCTAGGTACAGCTTCTTTAAAGACGGGTACAACTTGTTGTTGTACTCCTTGTCTTCATCGTCTAAGGTGAATATAGCCTGTGGCTTATACCCCATCTCTAAGAACAGAGCTTGAGTTAGCCACTTACCTTGTTTATCTTTAAATTTACTCATAGGTTTCCTTTATTAATATGGAGCCCAACGTTGATGCCTTTCTCTAGCAAACTCTATTTTACAGTGTGCTTCTTGCCAAAAGAAAAGCAAATCTATTGCTTTCTCTATGTAGTTCCAATACCGAAGTTCTAGCACCTGAGCACAGTAGTGAGTTCTAGCTGAAAAAGTATAAAATCTAGAGCCTCCCGTTAGCGTATTTAGTGCGTGACTTAGCATAGATAAGTTCTGTTTTATGTAGTTCATTAAGCTCTCTCACATCCTATAGTGAAGTCAATATATTTAAACTGCTCAAAAGTTGCTAGTGTTGTAAACGTAGCATCAGAGTAGTTTGTAAAAGTAACTGTTTTAGCTGTTGTGTCTACGCTTGCTTTAATCCATAAAGATACACTTGAGTTACAGTTCCAAGATTTAAGTCTTGTATTGGTTGGAAATAGCATGTAGTTAGACCAGTCATAGGTTACGCTTGTTACGCCACTAGGTATAAATAAAGCCCACTTATATTCTGTCTGTTTTAGTGTGCCAACCCCGTTAGAAACTACCTCTCCAATATGTAGTTGGAGAGCTTGTCCTTCGTTAAACGTACCATCTGACTCATCTATAGTTACAAAGTTTGTCTGCCCTGAACCTGTTGCTGAGTTTGCCACATGTATAAGACCATTCTTTATCAGGATACGTTGTGGATATATCTCAGAACCAACGGCCCTAAAGGTGAATACATTTATGTCTACTGCTGTTTGTTCTCTCTCAAATTGCCACGTATCAACTACACACAAGAAGGGGTTAACCATAATCATTGAGCACCAACCTAGCTTGAAGTCATGCACAATAGTGTCCGTAGGAGTTAAATTCACAAATCCTGGAATTTCATCGTAGTAGTCACTTGAAACGTCTGTATGTAGAGCTATGCCCCAGATATGAAAGTCACCCCAGTCATTACCTTGTCCGTTGTTTACAACCCCTATTAAACCGTTGTAGATAATAAAGTTACGCCAAATACCATCATGTGCATAGTTATAAATAGCCGTACCAGTTGGAGGTGTAGTAAGTCTCTCAGGGTCAAACCAATCGTACTCTCCTATATACAAACCATCTGTTATTATCTCGTGTGAGTTCTCTGATGGGTTTGCTGCCGTTTGCAAGCCTATTAACGTATAACCTTTGATGTGTACATTATTAATATGGAACCTGTTGTAGTGCGTAATCCTAACACCAGAACAAACCTTATTTGAAATTATATGTATGTCTTTAAAAGCACCGTTGTTGTACGCAAACCCCGACAAAGAGTTCCCTTCGTTAAAGTTTAAGAGGAAGTCAGTAGAAGCTCCTGTCCAGTTATTTTTATCCGCAGCAAGACCGCCATCAGCAAAAGTAAAGTGTGAGATTCTAGGTACGTATATAGTGCTTCTAACTGTACAAATTCCACAGAAACTAAAAGTATTACCGTTGATGTATTTTATAGCTGACTGGTATGAACTTTGAACTTGTCCACTGCTCAATGATGCAAAGTAGGCAATAGCTGAGTTTACCGCTGAGGTGTCATCATTAACTCCGTTACGCATTGCTCCGAACGCAGATGCTTTAACAGGGGATACAGACATAAATTGCTTTAGCTGTAGTCCTTGTGTTGGGAGGTCTATAAAAGAGCCCCCGTCATCAACACCTGTGCTTGCCGCAACGACTTCAAAGGTTAACTTTCCGCTATTACAACCTTCGCTGTAGTCCAGAGCGTTAACAATATCGCCCACTGCTAGGGGTACTGAACCTCCAATTGATAACCCAGATTTTATGTTAGCTACAGTAGCGAAGTCTGTACCTGAGTTAGAAAACAGCACAGTGCCATTTACATCCTGTAGTCTTAGTGGGCTCGTGGGGGTTGTTGGTGAAGGTAGATTTAATATCTCCTGACCGTTCATGTCAAGAGCTTGTAATAACTGGTTGGGCTCAGTTGGGGTTGCTGTGTTATTTCTGTATAAGACTTTGTTATCAAAAGCCTGTTCAATCTTTACGAAGTTGGCATTAATCTTCCCTAAGTTATAGCCACTCGTGATGTCATCTAATTCTATTTTACTCATATGTTCTCTCTTTAGCGTTAAGTCCCTTCCCTATGCTTCATCCCTGTATATCTAAGAATAATTTCCTAAATTTTATTTTTTATCTTTCTTCGTTGGTTTAACTACTGCTTTGTTCTTTTTCTTAGTAGGTGGACGACCTGCTTTCTTACCGTATGTACCTTTACCTGTTGGCATGTTGTTCTCCTGTTGTTACTTTGTTGTTACGCTGTTACCACTTAACTTTATCAGCCCAGTACGCTGCTGACATCTTACCTTTCTTGATGTTCTTACCGTGCCTAGCTTTAAATGATTTACGTTTAGCTTTCATCTTATCGGAGTCACCTGCTTTAGCTTTACCAGCAGTAGAAGCTCCTTGCTCACCAAAACGTATGGTCTTTATCTTACCGTTCTCTTTAGCTACAACTACGTGAGATTTAGTTGCATGCTTAGGTGTCTTTTTGGGTTTATTAAAACCACTTACACCTGCTTTCTCAAGTCTAGAATCTTTCTTTGTTGTCATAATGTTCTCCTAAGATTTATCTTTTAAACTAATAACAATTGATAACAATTCTTAATAACAGTTAATGATTACTATTAATGATTTAAGCTTATGTATTTATCAGTTTATTCTTTTTCTTACTTAACTCTGATATAATAATTAACTTATACCTAATTATACCAATATTTTAAGGTTTTGTGTCATAAATAATGAAACTAATTTAGTTTAATTGATATATTTAGTAAATAAAAGCGTTAATTAGGATATGTGTAGGCAGAGCCTACGTCTAGGTAGCCTAGCGAAGCTAGATATACATAGGGTATAAAGTAGGGAATACAATGGGGATGTGATGGGGGATATAATAGGGGCCAATACCAGTAATTTCTCCGAGAAAATAATTAGTTGCTATGCAATATATACCAGACCCCCCTTACCCCCCTTGTACCCCCTGTGATTAAACCCAGTATTGTAGATATATACAGTATAATAGGGGGGTAGGGGGTATCCTAGAATAGTGAT